TGCGCATCGTGCGCCATCCCTGGTTATATGGCCGTGGTGAATACAGAATTTTCGTCTGTATCCCAACACCGCCTAATTGCGGAATCCGGTATGACCCGACTTCGCAATTTCCCTTGTCAGTATATTAATTATATGCAGACAAGGCTTAGTCAGAGGGTCTCCCATGAGGACCCCTCTGGTAGTCAGTATGTAACGAAGGTTCTCTTCGTCCGTACCGATTCCGAGTGTTGCTATTGGCCCTGAGGCTGAAAACATCACTCGGCGAGGTTTATAACATGTTTCCATGACTATACCCCTCAGAACACATGGAATACCACACTTGGTCATCCACATGTTTGAGATTATCTTGGCCACGTCGTGGCTTAAGTAATCTGTGGCGGTTTCGTAATCCGTTGAGGATACGAAAACGTCTTGATAGGAGACTTTGAATGCCTTGGCATTCATAGTATCCAACTTCTTCAGTCTAACCTTTTCGGTTTCGTTGAAGAGTGAGGGCTGCAAGTCATCGTTAAACATTGACTTGAAGAACTCCCATCCGTGTGCCTCTTTCGACATTCCGGATGTGCTGCTATCGACCTTTTTCAGAGGCCAAGAGCAGATCTTATTCACAACGTCGAGTACGACCTTGAGATAAGACAGACCCTTAGTGACAAATCTTGCCTTACTAGGTTCTGCTATGACTACTGCCATAACTGTTAACAGTTCGGTAGGAGCCGTGCAAAGTGTCTTGTGCAAACAATAGTAAAAGACCTTCGCTCCGATATCCATTTCTGAGGCAACCTCATAATGGGTAACGAGTCCGGAATTCAAATCTCTGATTGGAATTCTGGCATGATCCCCCAAGATCTGTAGTTCATCAACTATAGCTTGGAGTGTACCACCCTCAGTCACAGTTTTCTCTCTGCAAGCTGAAGTGGTAATAGAGACGATTGCTTTATTGGATAATCCAGTAAAGTAAGCGTCTGGTAACCCTCGCAAGAACTTGTTCATTGCTTGGATTATCATCTCCTTCTTCCAACCCTCAAGGGGTGGGCAGGGGAGAGTGGCTGTCTTCACGTATTTAACTTTAGATAGCAACATGTCAATGAGGGGGGGCGTCCCGCACCCTCGGGTTTGACATAGTGTGCCGATCTGTGCTGTTTTAGACGCAGAGTCAGTACGACTCAGAACAACCTCCCAAACTGGGAGCATTGATCTGAGCCACTCGGGGGTATTATCCTCGAGTACTTTAAACGGTTCCTTGTTAAAGGCCACCCGCTTAAAGAGCTTCCTCGCATCCTTTAGGGATTTTGAGAAAGTTTTAATGACAAGAGGAGGGATTACCCTCTTCGTGGCATTATCGAAGCCCCTGTCCATGATTACTCCTGGTGCAAGGTCTCCGTCGAAGAACTCGTCAGATATCATAAATGATAAGTTCTTGAGATTGAACATGTCAAATTTTGACCATGTCCACTCTTCTTCCGGCAAGGTTAAATACCTTTGCAGGAAGATTCCGTACACAGACTTCAATAGTTCATGAAGTCTCTGTACTCGTTTTCTACGTGGTCTAGCTGTCCAGCTTGGCCCGTAGAAATCCGTGACCTGCTCTGGAGTCCAGAGCGGGTCAGGGAGTCCCTTGACTAGAGCCTTGACTCTACCCCAAAGGACATGGGCCCAACGAGCAGAAACTTTGTCACTGCTTCTTTGAGCCTCTATCAAAGCATTACCCCAGTGGGTATGCCTAGACAGGAAGAAGAATACCATTTCGTCAGATTTGGCATCTTCTAACAAGAGTGGTCTTCCACTCTTTCCACCCCTTTTATCGTACGTGTGTCCGAAAAGGGAGGTGGGGATTGGCTTGTTCGTCAGATAATTATCTCCGAACCAGACATTAATCTTGGGCAGATTTGTAGATTTACGAATCAACCCAAGCTCTCTACCCGCAATTACTTTCCAGTAATCGTGGTAGTTCAATCTAGTAGGGTGGAATTCACCGTACTGGATGAAACCCTCGTCCTCTTTCGATTCTAGGGTTTTCTCTTCATTCTCAACCAATTTCTTGAGGAGAGTGAGAGTGGTGATACTGGGACCTAGGTCCACAGTGTCATCTTCGAAGTCCGGCATGTTTACCATCACGTCTTCGGAAAGGAGGATTGGCAATGTTTCCATTCCGTTCTCCTTGGCAAGTTCTGAGTTCCTTCGAAAGAAGGTCTTCGGTCCTTGCTTCACTGCCGACAGGTTTGGAACCTGTGTCAGTGAGATCCACCTGTGACCCTC